GAACTGCTCCGGTGTTAATTCACCATCCGCCTTACGATATTTTTTATTACATACAATATCTCTTGCCACTTCTGCTAAAATTCTTATACCGTCTATATTCATAACTGACATATTTCGGCGAATTTCTCTTATTAACTTAAACATCTCTTTTACCCCGCTTTCGTTTCTTCTCGTCCTCTTTCATCAGCTTTAAGCTGATTATCAGTCCCACACCGAAACTAATCAGCGCAATTCCTATTGTGTTCATTTGTTTACCTCTCTTTACTTCCTCACAGGCACACAGGAGCCGTCCGCAAAAGGATTAAAACTCTTAGGGAAAGTCTAACTATTTTACGGATAACACGCGGACAGCCCTTGTCTGCCTGTGAGATTTAATTGTTACGACATCTCTCGTGCCAATTTTGCAACCGAGATATATCCGTCTTTAAAATTGAACAGTCTTTCTACCGTTTTTCTGTTCAAACCGCAGAAGTTTTGAACGTCTTTAACTTTTAATAACTCTTTAGTCGGAAAAAATTCCTTAATTCTTTCGAGATTATCTCTATATGATGGTTTCTCTAAAGCCATTTTAATCACCTACTTTCTATCTTCTAATCTACTATAATCCAATCTTTTGCGGCTAAATCCTCTGCGGACGGATTCCAACGACTTGCAGAGGGCTTGTTGTTCTTGAAAACTATACAACATTCTGCACTGTCTGTAGGTTTTATCTTTACACCGGCTAACACCGTTCTTATGTATTTTTTTCGTGCTATAAAACGTTTACGTTTTCTTGCTTTCTTCGCCGCTTTATAAATGTTCATTCTCTCACCTACTTTCATTTACGCTGATTGTATTTCCTTGCTATTTGTGCTATAATCAACCTCAAAGGAGGTGATTATATGAGAATTTACGCAAATCTGCTTGGTAATTGGACTGACATAACCGAAACTGGCACAGTAGCCGACTGTCAAAAACCTGTAACGTATTTCACGGAAAACTTAACATTTCTTGAAGGCTCTACCGTTGCCGAATGTTTTAAATACGGATACATACACGTTCAATATCAAGGTCACGACTATCGCTTACACCCATCTATGATACAAATTATAGATGACTAATATCTTTCATTTCTAATGCGATATTTTTTTGTATAGATTCGGCATCTCCCAAAGACAATTTACAAGATGCCGAATCATACATACGTTCGATAGCGATTTTTAATCTCGACCACTCATAACGTTTTAACCCCGAAAGCATTTCAGCAATCGTTTTTATCTTTTCTTCACTCATTTTCTCGCCCCCTTTCATTTACGCCGTTTTTTTGTTCTTGCAGATATGAAACCAACTTTCAACACAATATCCATCACTTTCAAAGATACAAGATATGATTAAACCTATTGATACTTCTGTACTTTTCCAGTTATTTGTGTTATAAACTGCTATTGCAACACTTATCGGCTATATTTGGGGAAAGACAGCACTTAACAACCAGTTAAACAATACACAAAATACTGCACTTGAGATAATGGAAACTACAATCGTTACCACCAACGGGTGACTCATCAAAAAGTCCCATATATCCATTGCTCAACACTCCCTTTCATTTACGCTGATTGTATTTCCCCGTTATTTGTGTTATAATCACCGTAGAAAGCGAGGTGATTATAATGAGTTTTACAAATTACGAAATCTGTCCACTAATGTCAACTGCTACCGATAAAGCACCCTGTTCTTCACGATGTGCTTGGTACGATGATGAATTAGCTGAATGCGCCATTTCTCGCATAAACGGTAATACAAAATGGTTACAAGATATTAGTGAAAAACTTTCTAATTGCGGCGAGTAATTTTCGCTCCTCTTACCCTATTTGCATTATTATATGGTGTATTAATTTTTAGTAACGGAGTTATTCCTAATTGTTGTAGCAATTCCATTAACTCCGTTGCTTTTTTTATGCTTTCATCAAGTTTTTGATTTAACTCTGTTGTGTCTACTCCTATTTTTATAGTAACTTTTTCTTCACCCATTACTTTTCGCTTCCTTTCATTTACGCTGATTTTTGTTCGTCTGTTGCCATTAAATCGTCTTTTGATATGTCGGGTAGAAAACCTGCTTGAATAGTACATACTTCGTTCCAAGTAAACTCGCTTTTTCCACAAAGTTTATTGTTCAACGTTTTTGTTGAAGAACTTATGGCTTTCGCTATAGCAGTTTTTCTGATTCCACGTTTCATTATCTCTGACGCCATAACACTATATTTTACTTTCATATTACCACCTCGCTTTCGTACCTTATTTGGAACTTCTACATACATCTTAGCACACTATTTGGAACTTGTCAACCCTTTTGCAAGAAAAAAAGTATACCTTTTGGAACTTTTTTTCTTGACTATGAGTTATTTATGTGTTACAATGATTTTGAAAAGGAGGTTTGAATGTTATGAGTATAGGAACAAAAATATCAGAAATTCGTAAATCAAAAAAGATGAAAATAGAAACGTTATCGCAAAAATCTGGTGTTCCGATAAGTACCTTAAAAAAAATATTGTCAGGAGCGACTAAAGACCCTCAAATAGATACTATCAAAGCTATCGCAAGAGCTTTAGAATGTACTCTCGAAGATTTTGATGATAATTCTAATTTAAAAAATTACTCAGCGGTAGAAAAAAAATTAATTGCTGATTATAGAAAACTTGATGACCACAGCAAAGAAGTCGTTCAAGTGGTTATACGCAAAGAGTTGGAGCGTAATATTCCAAGCGAACCAAATTACGATAACATCATACCAATTAAAAAATACCAAGTACCTTATTACGATATGCCCGTATCAGCGGGAACCGGTAACCCGTTGGACGAAGAATATCCTGAAAAAATTGACCTTGCGGAGCAACCGCCAAAGGGTACTGATTTTATTGTCCGTGTATCGGGTGACAGTATGGAGCCGACATATCACGACGGTGATAAATTGTTCGTCAAAGAACAGCCAAGTATTGAAGTTGGTGACATCGGCATATTTGTTGTCAATGGTAATGCGTACGTTAAGGAATTAGGAATTGATAAACTGATTTCTCACAACGAAAAATATCCCGACATAATAATAAACGAATATATTACAAGTAAATGTTGTGGTAAGGTATTAGGAATTTGTGAAGAAAAAATTTAATTTAATATATTTAAGGGGGTTTAACAAATGAAAAAAATATTAGCTATTTCATTATCAGCATTTCTTCTGCTTTCACTTGCAGGTTGTACAAACAATTCTGAAATTGAGCAATTAAAGAAAGAAAATGAAGAATTAAAACAACAACTTGCAAATTATAATGTAGATACAGACACAACAAAAAATACAAATACATCTTCAAATAGTAATATTCCCAAAGACTCAACCATTAGTTTTGAATATATAGATACTTCTGAATTTCCTGATTGTTTGTCTAATGGCGTTTATAGGTGTGGATCTGATTTTGAGCCTGGCGAATATTATATTCTTTCATTATTTGCAGATAATGCAGAATATGATATTAGTAACTCTCCTGATGATTTTTCCTATAGTTCAAGCAGAATTATAAGAAAAATCCAAGCAAATGAAGGACAATATGTAAAATTAGACTACGCTTTACTTGTTCCATCAACTAAATTTGATTTATCAAACTTAAAAAAATACGGTATATTTACTGTTGGAACAGATTTACCTGCAGGTAATTATAAAATTGTTCCAATCAGCAACAAATATTCATCTAAATATGCGTCTGTAACAGGAAATCTTGCCGCTTATCAAATTACATCGCAAACACCTTTTGCAGAAGAAGTAATAGAGTGTAAGAGACTACACGAGGACCAAACATATATAACATTGACCGAAAATCAATGTATTACGATTAACAACGCATATTTGGTGTTGGTTGAAAACTAAGCCTAAACTCCCCATTAGTTAGATCAATAAAAAACTCTAATTAATTTATAAAAAGGATGAAACATTTATGAAAAAATCTTCATGGAATGATGTGACAAATAATCAGTTGATAATTTTGGCTATATCTTTTACAATCTTTGGATTTGTGTTTTTGTTTTTTGATGATGGCTCTCGTATTTTACACGCATACTATTTTAGTATTATATTTTGGATAATTGCCGCTGTATTTATCAGCATATTAATCGCAAGAGATCAAAAAGATAACGTGTTATCAACTCAAAAAGCAACTACGAATGCATCAAACAAAGTAAAAAACAACAGAAAACTAATAACTTGTAGCACCTGTGGGGCAAGTATAGCAAGAACAGCCAAGCATTGTCCGCATTGTGGTGCAAGAACTCCAGGTGAAACTGTTAATCAAACAGTTCAGGGAATCGGATGCGGTATTTTATTTGCTATTATATTCATTCCCTGTTTTATAGCATTCGTATATTTTATAACGGTATTAAAAGCGTTTTAATTTATTAAAATAATCGATTTTTAATAAATTAAATCAAGAAAATCATTAAGTAAAAAACTCCCCGACCGCTACCAACAGTCAGAGAGTTTAAAAATAGAGTGTATGAATACACATTCGCAAATTTATTGTATCACATACGCTCTGTTTTTGCAATACAAAAATTTTAAAAGGAGTGTATGAACATGAAAAAAAGAAAAGACGGACGATATTTGAAAGTCGTCACAATCAACGGTAAACGGTTATACTTTTACAGTAGCAAGACAACAGAACAGCAAGCCGAACGTGATATAAACCGCCAAATTTTAAGCTATACCAAGCAAGAAGAAAAAGGCAAGCTATTTTGTGATGTGGCGGAAGAATGGGAAGAAGAACATTTCCCGAAGATTGAGTATAATACTGCAAGACGCTACAAGGTTTTGTTGAATTACGCAATCGAAGAATTTGAAGACATTTATATTAAAGATATTCAGCCGATTGACGTTGAACAATATCTAAACTACTTTGTCAGTCGTAATTATTCCTCGAAGTCGATAAAAGATACTTTGTCTGTGTTAAGATTAGTATGTAAATACGCCTGCATTAAGGACTATATTACAACTGACCCTACAAGATACATAACACCGCCAAAAGGGAAAGCCTCCGTCAAACGTCAAGCATTAACCGAAGAAGAAGTTGAAATTGTAAAAGACAATATTAATCAACCTTTCGGATTGTTTCCGTACTTCTTGATGTATACGGGGCTACGAAAAGGTGAAGCTCTTGCTCTACAGTATAAAGATATTGATTTTGATAATAAAGAGATTTCAGTTTCTAAATCTATCTACTACAAAGGTGGTGTAGCACATATAAAGGGTACAAAAACAGAAAGCGGTGAACGTAAAGTGTTCCTGCCGGACGTGTTGGCTGATAAACTGACGAAAGGCAAAGCAGAAGAATATTTATTTTCGGTTGACGGAACAAAACCTCTCGCTTATTCAACATTTGAACGTAAGTGGAAGAAATATAAAGAAGAAGTAGGATTGAATATAACCGCACATCAGTTGCGTCACACATATGCAACGATACTATTTGAAGCGGAAATTGATGCAAAAGACGCACAGTATTTATTAGGACACAGTGATATATCAGTGACCCGAAATATCTATACACACATTCGCAAAAATCATCTTGAACAAACAGGAGAAAAACTAAATAGATATATCAGTTAGTCAAGCATTAGTCAAACAGGCTATAAACGGCAGTATTACTCGATTTTAAAAGGGTTCAAGTCCCTTCATCTGCACCAAATTGGTGACTTACTTTTTGTAAGTCACC